ATGTATAACGGCGGCACCCCGTCTAAGAGCCGCTCATACACCGCCCCTCAGCGCGAGCCCGACCCGCCGAGCGCGCCGACCAGCCTCACGGCGGACCCCGGTTCGTCTGGCACGGGCGTACAGCTCGACTGGACGCCCCCGTCGAGCACCAACGGCGCCAGCGTGGACCGCTACCAAGTCCAGGTAGACAACTTCACGTCGTTCGTCTCGCCGGTCTACGACAACGGCACCGTTTCCAGTAGCGCCGTGTACGTGAGTAGCGGCCTACTGCCCGGGCGGACCTACTACGCCCGGGTGCGGGCGCACAACTCGGCGGGCTGGTCGGACTGGACCGCGACCCGCACTTTCAGCACCCCCGCCCAGCCGCCCGACAAGCCCGCCGCGCCGTCGGTCAGCTCGATTGGCGCGACGTCGGCGGTCGCGTCGTGGTCGGCACCCGACGACAACGGCGACACGATCGATAACTACGAAGTGAAGGTGAGCGGGTCAGGCTCGGGCACCGGCACGTTCACCGACTCGGGCAGCCCCCGCACCATGAGCGGGCTCACCCGGGCGACGTCGTACACCGTGAGCGTGCGGGCGCACAACACGCCGGGCTGGTCGCCGTGGTCGAGCGGGAGCACGTTCAACACCGACCCGACGGTGCCCAGCGCGCCCGGCAAGCCGACGGCGCAAAAGGTCACCGCGACCGAAATCACGGTCACGTGGTCGGCGCCTACCGACACCGGCGGGCAGACCCGCACCGGGTACGAAATACAGGTGGCGCCGAACTCGGCGTTCACCGGTGCGACCACGACTCAACTTGCCGCGTCGGCGACGTCGGCCGTCCTGTCGAACGGCGTACCCGGCGCGACGTACTACATACGGGTGCGGGCGCTCAACGCGACCGGGGCGGGCGCGTGGTCGGCTTACGCCACGATCAAAACCCTGTCCGGCGTGCTGGTCGGCGACACTGCCGCCGGGGCATGGGATGACGCGCTCGTATACACCGGCGACAACGCGACCGGGCAGTGGGTGCTGTGCGAGGTGCTCACCGGCGCGACCGGTAAGTGGGCGTAGTGCGCACCCCGACGTTCGCGCTCGACGGCGAACACCTGGTGTGGTCGCACCTGTGCAATTTCGAAGACCTGCACGGCTCGCTCGTGCACAAGGTGCGGCTACCGCTCGGGCCCAACGGCTGGACGCTTGACGAAGCCGACCCGTTGACCATTTCGTCGTCAATCTTGTGCGGCTCGTGCCGCTGTCACGGGTACATCCGTGAGGGCCGCTGGGTGTGGGCGTAACGCGCCCAGCTCGAAATACAAGCAAACCGCCGTTCCGCTTGTATTTGAGCGCCCAAATGTAAGTTTTCGCGCTTCCGCTTGGCTTTCGCCCCCGAGAACACCCGACAGGAGGCCCCCCATGGTCACCAATGGCAGGCTTACGACGGTCGAAACCCGGGCGCTGGCGACCGCTCCCGGGCACCGGCTACGGGCCGATGCCGCCAAGTCGTTCGACCGGCTCGCCGCCGCGTGCGTGCGCCGGTACGGCTGGGTGCCGAGGCTGACCGACTCCTACCGGCCGCTCGCCGTGCAAGAGGCGATCTTCCGCGCCCGGTACGTGCGGCAGGCGACCGGCGCCGGGTACTACGGCGACGTGCGCCGCTGGAACGGCGTGCGATACGTGCGCCGCCGAGGGTTCGCCGCCGCCGCGATACCCGGGCAGAGCAATCACGGGGTAGGGCTCGCCGTTGACTGCACCGACCTCGCGAACGCCGGGTTCAACGGCACCCGGTACCGACAGCTCATTGCCCTCGGCGCGGAGTACGGCTGGACCAACGCCGAGGGCCGCCGAGTCGGCGAGGCGTGGCACCTCGGCTACGCGCCGGGGCTCGACCAGCACAAGGGCGACCCTGTGCCCGCCTCGGCGTGGCCGACCGGGGTGTACGGGTTCGGCTCGACTGGCGAGCCCGTCAAGCGCCTACAGAGCGGCCTGAACCGACTGCTAGGCGTTCGCCTGTTGCCTGACGGGCAGCTCGGCGCCGCCAGCGAGACCGCCGTCAAGACCTACCAGCGAAGCCGCAAGCTCAACGACGACGGCGTGGTGGGGGTCAACACCCGCGCCCGCCTCAAGAGAGATGGAGTGATCGTATGACCGAGCACATGCCTGCCCAGCCCGAGCCTGCCCAGCCCGAGCGGCCCGAGTCCATGAGCACAAGCACCGACCCCGACCAGCCGGACGTCCCGCTGCCCGAAACGCCGTGGCCGCCGACGACGATCCCGCCCGCCCCCGAGCCGGAGCCCGAGCCGGAGCCCGAGCCGGAGCCTGAGCCGCACCCCGACCGAGAGGAGTAAGCCGTGAGCACTGCCCCCAAGCACGCCGCCGATTGGCCGCCCGACGCGATACCGCCGTACGTGCGCACGGCGGTCTATTTCGTCGGGCTCATCGTGGGCGCGCTGGCTACCGCCGTCGTCGGTGTCACCGCCGCCGTCGCCCCCGAGGATGCCGACGTCGTGGCCGCCGTCGCCGGGGCGGTCACCGGTGTCGTGAGCACCATTGCCGGAGGGCTCGGCGTCGCCTATCGGCCGACGCGATGACTTTGCACCTGCGGCAGCTCGACGCGCGCACGGCACAGCTAGTGGCCGCGTTCGCGATTCTCGGTGTCGCACTGTTCCGCATTGTCATTGACGGGCTGTCGCCCGATGCGCTGGCGCTCATGACGCCAGCTATTGCACTGCTCACGATCAACACGAAGACCAACGACAAGGAGGGCTCATGAGGGCCCGCTGGATTGCCGCCGTACTGGCGTTTCTGCTCGGGGGGGCGCTGCTGTGGGTCGGGTACGTCGAAGACCAGCGGCGAGACGCGTTCTATGACTGCCGCCAGTCCGCAATGGATGGCTTGCACCACAACCTCGGCGACCGCCTCGAACGGTCCGAAGACCCCGCCCGGTGGGTGCCGATGTGGCGCGAGGATTTTGCCGACTGGCACATGCGCCTAGGGGCGTGTCACCGGTGAGCGAGTACCTCGAAGACGTCGCCCGAGCGGTCGCGCAAGCTCAGACACCCGAGTACCCCAACGTGTGGGCCGACCTTGACGAGATCTCGCGCGACGTGAACCGCCGTATCGCCCGGGCCGCCGTCGCCGAGGTGCTCGACGTCGAACAGCTCGCGCGGCTGCTGTGGATTCACGACACGCCCCCTACGCACGGGGTGACGTCGAACCACCGCCGCATCGCCGCCGAGATACGCGCCGACTACCTCGGCGGGAGGGCTGGCCGGTGACCGCCCCGGCGCCGTGCCCGACGTGCCAGAGCGGGCGGGTACGCGAGACCGTGGGGATGGTCTGCCAGACGTGCGGGCGCGACTACGGCGCCCCGTTCGAGGCGACCCGCGCGTTCGTGCTGTTCCGCGACCTCGACGTCACCGGCGTATCGGGCACGGGCCCGGTCGCCGACGGCGCGACGTTCCCCGATGGGACGACCGTGGTTCGCTGGCGCGACCTCGCCGGGCCCGCCGCCGAGCGGGGCGTACGCCCGACCACGGTGATATTCCCGAGCCTCGCCGCCGTCGAGGCGTTGCACGGGCACAACGGCGCGACACGTCTGGTGTGGGCCGAATAGACTCCGTGGGGCCGTCCAGGGGGCTCGGTGAGGCGCGCTGGGGGCGTGCGGGCCCCGTGGGCGGTCGCCGGGCGGCTGAGGCCCCCTACGGGCGCTGTACGCGTTCCCGCCGGGCGAACCCGACGCCGCTTCAACGTCCAACCCGACGCCGCTTCAACGTCGAACCCGACGCGCTCCCGCCGGGCGAGACCGCTGAGCTGTGCATAAGGTAGGGAGCGCCGTCCTCAACGGGTCATGCAAAAAGCGGGCCCCCTGTGCGACCTGAAATCGCACAGGGGGCCCGCTTTTTGTTGCGCCCGGTGGGCGGTGGGAGGTGCGCCGTGTTCGCACACTCCTCAAGGCTTGCCCCGTACTGCGCGTTGCCCACAGTGCGTCGGGGCGATGCCGTTCTATCGGGGCCGTGCACGGTGCCAGATACCCACCATGCCCTACGGTCAGGCGTCGAGCTGGCTCAAGATCGCTCGCGCCGCCTTGCGGAACCCGTCGAACTGGGCGCGGCGAACGTCGTTGGTGCGGCCCGACTGCACATCGGCCGACCATTCGAACCCGTACAGGGCGAGTGCCCGGCGTACCTGGTCGGCGGGCTCCTTGCCGCGCGACAGCGCGTCGCCCGAGGCGCGGGCCGCTAGCGCGTAGCCGTGCGCCTGCCCCTCAGCCTCGGCGACGTTGTTGAGCGCCGTCGCGAGGCCGATGAGCGAGACCTCCGCCGCGCGCTTGGCGAGCCGCTGGCGAAGCTCTTCCGCGAGGCGCGAGAAGTTGTCGGCGCTGGCTTGGTAGACGCCGCTCACGGCGTAGTAGTCGGGGCTGTCAACGGTGCGGGCGCTGTCGGTGGTGTTCATCGGGGTTCTCCTTGAGGTGAGGCGGTGGCGCCGGGGCGAGTGCCCCGGCGCCGGGGGTGTGGGGTTGGGGTGGTTCACATATCGGCGGGGTAGTGGCCCGGGCCGGTGCACAGCGACAGCGACAGCCCGTGTTCGCACTCGGGGTAGAGGGCCGCAACGGTCAGCGGGAAGCGGTTCGGCTCGTTGTCGTCGTCGTACGAAATGACAAGGTGCCCGTGACTGGCGACGTACGCGGCTGCCATGGCGTCGGCGTCGGGGCCCTCGAACGTGACCCGAGTCATAGAGCCGCTCGTGCGGTCCCAGTTCCAGCCGCCATAGGCGCTGACCCACAGAACGCAAGAGGGGGCGAGGGCGGTCGGGCTGTCGGTGCGGGTGCTGTCGGTGGTGCTCATGGTCGGTCTCCCTGTGGTGAGGCGTGGGGCGGTACAGAGAGCACAATACGCGCCGCGCGCGCTAAGTGCAACGCGAAGAAGGCCCCGGCGGCGAGGTGTTCGCTGCCGGGGCCCGGTCGGTCGGTCAGGTCAAGCGCCCCGGGGGCGCCCGGTGCAGGAGCGAGCTACGGCTCTCGCCGCAAATTGCGCACGGCGTGACGGTGCGCTGATCCTGGCGCCCCTCGGTCTCGAATTCGTGACGCGCCACCCCGGGCGCCATGGGCTTGTGACCCTTGCTCACGGTCACCGCCTCGACGGCATCGGCGAGGGCTTCGTCATCGTGCTCGAAGTCCTCATCGGCGACGTACACCACGACCAGCGCCCGGCGCTGCGCGCTACGGCGCACAAGCCCGGCGACGAAAGACACGTCCGGGTCCCACACCCACACGTAGTCATCGGTGTCGGCGAGCTGCCGAGTCTGCGCGAGCAACTCGGCGTCGGCGACCTTGGTGAGAACCGCCTCGGCGGCTGAGCGGGCGTCCACTAGATGCCCTCACGAATAAGCCCGAGGGCGGTGGGCGCGTCAACGCCGATGAGCGACGCCGTGAGGGCGACAATGCCGCGCTGGTACTCGACAGAATCGGCCCCCGCGACGTACAGCACACGCGCGGCCCGAATGGCTCGCTCGGCGTCGGCGTCCGCCGTAGCGGCGGCTATGGCTCGCCGGGCAACGGCGTCCGCTGTGACGGCGGCTACGGTGCCGCCCTCGGCGTTGAGGTAGCCGGTGTAGTTCAGGCTGGTCAGCACCTCGACCTCGCCGCCGTCACGCTGGCGAAGCGTCACAAGCTGCGCGCCGGGCTCAGCCGCCGGGCCCATGGTCGCCAGCGCGACTACGACGCCGGTGTGCGTGCCGCTGTACGTCGTCGGGATCGTCACGTCGTTGCCCGGGCGCAAGATGTCGCGGAGCTTGCCCTCGGGGGTCGGCTTCGGCTTGGTGTTCATTTCTGGTCTCCTTCTAGGTTCTGAACATGGGGCGGTACACAGGGCACAATACGCGCCGGGCGCGCTAAGTACAACCGGGCGGACAGAGCACAACGGGCCCCCGCCGAGCTGTCTCGGTGGGGGCCCGTTGTCGCGCGCCTAGCTGCTGTTCGCCCTGTGCGCCGTCATGACGCCGCGTGGGCCGGTCGGGGGGCGGGCGCCGGTGTGACGCCGGTGAGCGCCCGCACGACGCCGTACAGGTCTGGCTGAGCGGGGCCGACCTCGCGCGCCAGCTCTGACACCGGCAGGTAGGCGAGAATCACCTCACCCTCGCGGACCACGGTGCGCCGCCGGGCGTTCACTATCGCTCGCTCGACCACGATTTCACGCACCACGCCCGACCCGTCGGGCCCGGTCACTGTGAGCACCACGTCAGCCGCACCCGAGGCGTACCCCACGCGGGACCACGGGCGATCGCCTCGGGTGTAGTCGAACACCGCCGTTCACGCCCCTCGGTTCGCGCTGGCTTCGAGCCACCCCGCGACCTGCCGGGCGACGTCGGGCGTTAGCGCGATGTGAGCTGGCCGGTACCCATCGTTCACCATGAGCACGACCGGCCCCGGCTGGTCGCCGTGGTGCCCCACGGCGACCGACTCTTCCCCCTGCCCGCCAAGGTCCGCGCGAGGGCCCGTACCCGGCACGACGTATTTGTGCACCGTCGCTTGGGGCAGGGCTTCGAGCACCTCGAACTCGGCATGTCGCTGCTCACCCGAGCCCTCGCCGTAGCTGTCAACGATGCGTGTGTATCTCACGTTGCTCATTGCGACCCGTCCTCAGTGGGTTCGGTGGTTACACGCGCTCAGCGCGTATAGCCGTTGCCTCATCGCTCGCCGACCGTTCGACCGGCTCGCTCAGTCCTTCCGTGCGCCGCACCCACACCGCACCCCATGCCCCGTGACGCACGAACACGTCACCGGGCATTAGGTGCGCCGGGTGCACCTCGACTTCCCTCCCCTCGCCCGTGCTGCTCACGCCGCCGCCCCGCCGCCCTTACGGGGGCTGGTCGGCCCCCGACGCGACTCGCCCTTGGTCCAGTTGCCCCGCCCCGGGCGACTCGCCGCCCACTTGTCAATCGTGGCCGCCGACCAGCCGCGCGTACGCCCGATCGTGACGTCTGGCGCCGGTAGCGCCATACGCGAAAGACTGCCCGTGCTGTTCAGCCCGAGCCGCTTGGCGACCTCCGTGTATGAGAGATATTCCTCGGTCATCGTGCTCACCTCTTTACTCCCCCTGTCTTTTTCAGTTCGGCCCTCGCTGGGCGAACGATTGTCTCGCCGGTCGTACCGTCGCTCGCGCCGTCGGGCTCGGTTTCTAGCTCGTGCACCGAGAACCGCACCGGCGTGTTACGCCCGTCGAGCTTGACCAGCAACGGGTATTGCCCGGGTACGTCGTCGGCGACGACCGCCCCGACCCACCCCGCGAACGGGTGCGGTGCGCCGTTGGCAAGCTCTGCCGTGCGCCGCACCATGACCCGCGTTGAGATTAGACGGCTCATGCGCCCGCCTCCAGGTCGAGCCGCTCGGCGTGAGCGACCAGCGCCCGACACAGCGTCATTGCGACGTCGCGGAGTACCGCCGACATGGCGGCAGCGTCGCCGGTCTCGCCGCCGGTCATCCGTCGCCATGAGCCGCGTTCTAGCGAGGCGTACTCGCGCCACGCGTCGAGTTCGAGCGAGGCGAACACCGCCGCACGGTCGCCGGGCAACACGACGTCGAGATACCAGCCCTCGCCGTGCTGCCTGTCGTTGTCGGCGAACCACTGTTCACGCGTGGCCCATGCCTCGGCGAGCGCGCACCCGTCGCCGAGGTACGCGGCGAGTTCCTCGCACAGTTCGTCGCGCACGGCGGCGAGGTACGCCCCGCCGGGGGTGTTGACCCCGTTGACCTTGGCGACCCACGCGGGGGCGTTGTCCAACAGGTGGCGCAAGGCGTGAACGTCCATGTGCATAAGGTGCGCGACGACCGGGTGTGTCATTGAAATGCCGGTGTCCGAGTGCGTCGTCATCGCGACCGCCTCGCCGTCGGCTCGCCGAGCGCCGCGCTCAGCCAACGCTCATCTTGGGCGCCTTGGGCGGCGTCCTTGACGACGGCGGCGAGGCGCTCGGGGTCGGTGTCGGTATAGATGCGAGCCGCGACCCATGCGGCCCGGGCGTGCATAGCGAGCGCGCTCACGCGAGCGAACGGCCCGGGGAACCCGGCGCCCGCGTCGGGCAGGCGACCCTCACTGAGCATGGCGGCCCACGCGGGCACAATGCTCGCCTGTAGCTCGGCGAGGGCGGTATCTAGCTCGGCGCTGACCGCCGACAGCTCGTGCATGAGCGCCGCGCGTACGGCGGCGATATCGGGTAGTGCAGGTGGTGCGATGGGTTCGACCATCGTGTGTCCCCTTGGTTGGCCCCTCGCGGGGGCGGCTTCACTGACCCGCCCAAAAATACGCGCCCAGCGCGTAAAAAGCGAGGGAAGCCCTCAAGGGGCGAGCGACGCTTCCCGAGGCCAAGGGCTCACGGGTACCCTCGGGGGCGCGGCCCCGTCCCGGCGGCTTCACTGACAAGGGTTGGCGGGGCGGGGTCGCCTACGGGCACCGGCGCTGACCTGCGCGAACGGGCGCCGTAACCCCCCACAGGGTCACATGTTTATCGGTGGCGGAACTCCACCACGTTACGGCGTCGATAAACCTGTGCGGTACCTTGGTGGACATGACCCCGAAGACTGCCCCGAAGACCACCCCGACACCGACCGCCGTATATGCGGCGAACCCCGCCGTTCGCGCCGTGCTGTACCTGCGGGCGGCCCGTGACCCCCGAGGGCTCGCCGTCGAGCGCCAGCGTGACGCCTGCCTACGCCTCGCCCGTGAGCGAGGCTGGACCGTCACCGGCGAGTACAGCGACACCGGCGCGAGCGCTGCCGCCGTGACCCGCCCCGGCTACGACGCCATGACCGCCGACTACGCCGCCGGTCGGTTCGACGCGATCGTGGTGTGGCACCTCGACCGGCTGACCCGCCAGCCGCGCCAGCTCGGCGACTGGATCGACGCCGCCGAGGGCGGGCTCCAGCTCGTGACCGCGCACGGCGAGACCGACCTCACCACCGACGCCGGGCGCATGTACGCCCGCTTCCTCGCGGGGGCCCTCGCATGACCGCCGCCGTCCGCGCCGTGCTGTACCTGCGCGTGAGCCTTGACCGCACCGGCGAAGGGCTCGCCGTCGAGCGCCAGCGTGACGAATGCGAGCGCATCGTGCGCGAGCGAGGCTGGACTCTGGTCGGCGAGTACACCGACAACTCGCGTAGCGCGTTCTCGAAGACCGTGAAGCGCCCCGACTACGACCGCATGGTGGGCGACTACGCCGCCGGGCTGTACGACGCAATCGTGTGTTGGGACCTCGACCGACTGACCCGCCAGCCCCGCCAGCTCGAAGACTGGATCGACGCCGCCGAGGAGCGCGGTCTCAAGCTGGTCACCGCGAACGGCGAGGCTGACCTCACCACCGACGGCGGGCGCATGTATGCCCGTATCAAGGCCGCCGTAGCGCGCGCCGAGATGGAGCGTAAGGGCGAGCGCCAGCGGGCCGCCGCCGTGCAGCGCACCGCCAAGGGCCGCCCGCCGCTGGGCGTGCGGCTGACCGGCTACACCTCGCGGGGTGACCTGGTGCCCGAAGAGGCCGCCGTCGTGGCCCTGATCTTCGACCGGTTCGAACAAGGCGAGTCGCTCAAGGGCATCGCCCGCTCGCTCACCGATGCCGGGGTGACCACGCGGCACGGCAAGGAGTGGAACCCGTCGAGTATCTCGGGCATCCTGCACAACCCGCGTTACGCCGGTCTCGCGGTCTACAACGGCGCCGAGACCGGCCAACGGGGCGACTGGGAGCCGATCGTGCCCGAGTCAACTTTCAGGCTCGTGCAGGCCCGGCTGAGCGACCCGCGCCGCCGTACACAGAACGGCACCGACCGGCGGCACCTCGGTAGCGGGCTGTACCTGTGCGACGAATGCGGCGGGCCGACGTCGGGGTTCTCGGGCTCGCGGTACCGCTGCAAAGTCGGGCACGCCAACCGGGCGCGCGGGCCCGTAGACGAATACGTGGAAGGTGTGGTGCGGGCCGCCCTCGGCGCGGCGAGCCTGGCTGACCTGATCCCGGCCGCCGACGCCGGGCGGGCCGCCGACCTCGCCGCCCGCTCGACGGCGCTACGGGCCCGGCTGGTGCAGACCGAGCGCGACTATGACGACGACCTGATTGACGCCCGCCGGTACCGCGTCAAGCGGGAGAAGATTCTCGCCGAGCTGGACCAGGTAGGCGCCGAGCGGGCGAGGCTGGCGGGCTCGACCTCGGCGTCACCGATTCTCACGGCGGAAGACCCGGTAGCCGCGTGGGACGCCGAGCCGAGCCTCATGGTGCGCCGGGCGGTACTTGAGGCGCTGTGCACGGTGCGGCTACGCCGGGCGCGGCACGGGTCGCGCACGTTCGACCCGGCGACGGTGCGGGTGCTCGACCACGCCGGGCGCGACCTCGCCGACGTCGGGGCCCTCGCCGCCTGACCGACGCCTCGACCACGACGCACCGCCCGGGTACTCGCCGGGCGGTGCGTCGGCTTTTCGCCGGTACGTCGCCGGGCGGTGGCTCGACGGGCCGGAAATCCGGCTGCCGGGGCCGGAATAACGGACTTCCGGGCGGTGGCGCGCGGTGGGTAGCGTCGTCGGCATGACGCTGAGCCCCGAGGTACAGGAGCATGCCCGCCGAGTCGGGGCGGCACTGGCCCGCACCGTCACCGAGGAACAGAAAGCTCGGCTACGCGAGCTGCTGACCCCCGCCTCACACCGGCTCGCACACACCCGGCGGACCCCCCGCCTGCCCGACTAACGGCGCGCCGCGCCGGGCACTTATCGCGCGCAACTCACATATGTGCCCTATGTTTTCATCCATGCATCATGCCCAGACCAGCGGAGTCGCACCGGCCCCCCCCATCCCCACGGTGCGACTCCGTAACGATGCATGCGCTTGCCCCTAGCCCCGCGAAGCTCGCGGGCGCTGGGGGCAAGTGCGTTTCGGGGCAAGGCCCCTCCAACCCCCTCTAACCCGCCTTTACACCCCATGACCCCGTAGGAGGCAGCAATGATGCACACACCCCGCCCGCACGGCCCGGGAGTGATCGGGTGATCCGGGCTAGAGAGTGGTGGGCAAGCGAGCTACCCGACGAATTCTTGTTGTGCCGCGACCTCGGGCACACGTGGCAGCCGTACACCGCCAGCCGGGCCGCCGACGGGCACTATGAGCGCGTTATGCGGTGCGTACGGTGCGACACGAAGCGCAAGCAAACTATCTCGGCGACCGGCGCGATTCTCCAGGGCGGCTACGACTACCCCGAGGGGTACACCGCCCCGCCCGGCTCGGGTCACATGACCGCCGATGGGCGCGCCGGGCTACGGCTGGTCTCGCTGCTGCGGCTGCTCGAAACGACCGACCACCCGCCCGCCGAGCCCTCGCCTACACCCCCCGCGCTCGCTCCCGTCGAGCACACGAAGAAGAACGGCAAGTCTCGATACAAGCGGGGCGACGTGACGGTGCGGTTCGAGGCGGGGGCGATCGCCCGATGACGTTCCTTACGGTCGGCGTGTGTGACGGCTGTGGGGCCCGAGGCCCCGCCCGTTTCGTGCATGACGACGCCGAGACCGCCGCGAAGGATGAGGGCTGGATGATCGCCGGATTCGTCGCGTGGTGCCCGAGCTGCCGCCCGGCACACACCGAGCGCCCGAGGGGGCGCGCCAGCGAGGAAGGTGAGACCGATGACGACGGCTACGGCTGGTGACAACCGCGTGCCCTTGGAGCCCCTGATCCCGCGTCGTGGCGAGGCGTGGGCCGGTATGGCTTGGGACAACCATGTCCAGGGCTGGGCGGTCAAGGACACGCCCGACGCTCGGCGCGTATGGGTGGTGCAGTTCGCGTTCACGGGCGCCGTCATCATCGGGCCACCCGACGCTTGGGAGTATGACGACCGGTGGTGTTACGCGAGCGTGGCACTCGCCGCCGTCTACGCCCGCTCATGGCCCGCTCAGCCGGGTACCGAACCCACGGGCTGGCACCGCCACCCCACGACCGGTCGCCGTCGCCCCGGCGGCGACCCCGCACAGGAATACAAGATGCCATGACGGAAGCAACCAAGAGCGTCGGGGGCTCGACTGACCCCCTGGTATGGCTGTTGTGGGTCGCCGTCGGCGCGCTGGTCGTGCTCATCGGCACATACATAGTCGGCGCGATTTACCGTAGGCCGCCCGTCGAGCCCTCGGGGCTGTTCTTCATCCCCGAGCCTGGCGCCGAGCCAGTAGAGGCCGCGTGGGTCATGTATCTGGGCCGCGAGAGCGGCGGGCCCGGGCATCATGTCTTCCTCGCGTGCTTCCCGGTCTGGCCCGTGCCGGAGACGCGCTGGGAGGTCAAGGTAGGCCACCTGCCCAACAAGACCCGGCTGCGGTTCATGCTCGGGACCGAGGAATCGGCGCTCGGGCCCGGCGACGACGCCTTGCGGTGGCGGCTGGGGGACAACCTGTGACCGGGGACGTACGGCGGCGCATGCGCCTAGCTCGCGCGTATTTCTACGCCTGGCCGTGGGGCATCGCCGCCGCCGGTATCGCCGCACAGTGGGCGTTCCCGGCCGACGGCTGGGTGCTGCGGGGCACGGTCATTGTCATGTTCGTCGTCTACGCCATGGTGGACACGTCGGGCCGCGATCAGGCGTACCGGCGCGGCTGGCTGGAGGCGCTTGTGGTCAACGACATCCCGGCGCGCTGGGCGCCGCCCCTGTGGGCAGTAGACGACGCGATACGGCGGGAGCGTCGAGCTGCCGCCCACCAAGAGCAAGACCCGTTGAGCAAGGAGGACGAGTAGTGGTTACTGAGCTGAAAATCTTGCGGTGGTGCGACGCGTGCCGCGCCGGTGAGGAATACATGCCCGCCGAAGAGGTGCCCGTACGCCTCGGCGACGGGGCGCGCGCGATCGACCTGTGCGAGCCGCACTACAAGGAGTTCGTAGCGCCGCTGGTGCGGCTGCTCGAAGAGGTAGGGCACCCGCCCGACGTGCCGCCGCCGCCCGGGCGCCCGGCTGCCGCCACGCGACCCGCCTCGGGCGGGCCGCTCTTGCCGCGTGACCGCTCGGTCAAGCACAAGTGTCTCGTGTGCGGCATGGACACTAAGGCGATGTCTCAGCACTTGCGGGCCCGCCATGGGCTCAGCATGGAAGCCGTCTACGGCACGACGTGCCCGTTCTGTGCCGGTGACGCCAAGAGCATTTCCGGCGTCGGCACCCACCTGACCAAGACACACCGCATTCGCGGTGTCGCCGACGCGTTCACCAAAGCCGACGCCGAGGGCGACAAGCTCGGCATTGTCGCCGGGCGCCGTCGCGTCGTCGCCAAGCTGGCGAGCCCGGCGCTCGACGTGTTCGCCGAGTCGCCGTAGCCCGACGGGCGCTCGCTCGGTGACCGGCTCTATGCGGGTCGGCCGCCGGGCGAGTTCTCGCCCGGCTCGGCGACGTGCCCCGCGCTCATGCGGGCAACGACCTCAACGATGAGGGCGGGTGTGCTCATGTGGCACTCGCCCGCGATCGTGTCGAGCAAGTCAGTCTCCGGCGGGAAATTGCCGTTCGTGTGGTCTGAGACGTACGACGGCGAACGGCCCATCTTTCGGGCGACCGGCTCAATGCGGACGTCGTGTTCTTCCATGACGTCCCTAAGGTGCCTCGAAAACTGCTTTGAGTAGTCCGAGGCTTTTCGTCTCCCCATGCGGCTCACCATACCGGTAATCCGGCTGGCACGGCCGCATTTACGGTCTTGTGTCCCTGTCTCACGGCGCGAAGGATGGATGACATGCCCACCTACCCCACTCGCTCGGTAATCGTCGGTGAACTCCGTGCCGCGATGGCTCGGCGTGGGGTTGGTACGTTGCAGCTCGCCGAGGCGATCGGCATTAGTGCGACCACGATGACGACCCGAATGACGGGCAAAGTCGCGTTTTCTGTGGACGAACTGATCGCCGCGTGCGAGTTCCTCGGGGTGGATCTGCCTATGTTGTTCGCCGCCCCCGCCATCCAGCCCGGCGAGCCCTCGACCGCCCGCTAGCCGCGCGCGTCACCGGCACGCACAGGGGAACACGCTCGCCCACCACCGCCGTATATACGGCGACGGGCCGACCGGAGACAGCCTCATGACCCTCGACCAGCCTGTACCTCTTCACGCCGTACTACTCGACCTCGCCAATCAGTGGGACGACGCCGCCGCGTGGGGGCTCAGCCCGCGCTGTGTCGCCGGGCAGCACAGCGCATGTCGGCACCCGGCGAACTTTCGCCGTAACGACGGGTGCGCGTGCCGGTGTCACGCGCCCGTGGTGGCGAGCCAGCGGGGCGTGTCATGACCGCCACCGAGCGCCACGACGACCGCGCCGTGCTGGACCAGGTACTCGCCGAGCCTGCCGAGCCCGAGGTGCCGTACGTGGCCCTTATCGACGTCGAGGCCGACGCCCTCGCGCTGGCGAAGCTGCAAGAGCAACGCGACGCACTTGACGAAGCGATCGCCGCACGCAAGGCCGCGCTGTTGCGGGCCCTGCCCGACGGCACTAGCCCCGCCGGGGCGCTGCGCGTATCGATCACGCGGCCCGAGACACTCGACGCCGACGCGTTCGCGAAGGACCACCCCGCCGACGCCGAGCCCGACCTCTACCGGCACTCGCTGAGCGTGGCGAAGGTGCGGGCCCGGTACGCCCCCGAGGCGCTGGCGGACTACCTCAAGCACGGGCGCCGTCAGGTACGGGTCATATGACCCGGCGCGCGGTGCAGGGCGAGCTGCCTGGCATGCCCGAGCCGATACCGGCGCCCACCCCGAAGCGCACCCCAAAAGGCGCCGTCATGCGGCGGCTACGCACCCGGCGCGGCAACCCGCTGTGTGAGGCGTGCATTGAGCGCGCCATGGCGGCCCGCACGCTCGGGCCCGCGCACGTGGCCGCCTACCGGCAGACGTTCCCCGACGGCACGCGCCGCGACCTGTGCGCGACGTGCGCCGAAGTCGAGAGCAGGAGCACCCCGTGAGCCACATGAGGACGACCCCCGAACCCCGCCCCCTGCCGACCCGCCCCCGCCCGGGGCCGCCCCGCCCCGTCGAGCGGCCCGTACGGCTCGAACTGCACACCCGTATCGGGGTGTTTCTCGCCGAGGTGCCCGCGCACGAAGCGGAGGCGTACCTCGCCGACTTCAATACCGGGTTCAGCGCGACGATCCGGGTACGCGACCGGCGCCAAGGCGACGTGTTCGCGATCGCCCGGGATCACCTGATCGGTATGCGAGTGGTGGACGCATGAGCGACGAACTGACCGCCGAACAAGTCGCGTTCCTCGATGCCGTCACCGACGTCGCCACGACGCCGGACGCGCCCGGGGCCGACCGGTGCGCGCGGGCCCTGGTGCGCTTTCTCGCGTACACGTTCGAGCTGCCCGACCCCGAGCCACCCCGTGAGGGCGGGCTCGCCGGGTTTCTGTACGGCAACCCGCGCAAGCCCGAGGCACGCCCGTGACCGCCCCGGCGCTGTACGCCCAAGTCGCCGAGCGGCTACGCGGCAATTTCGCCGAGCTGGCGCCCGACGTCGCGTTGCGCGAGGCGCGCGAGGCGATCGAAACGGCGATCACTCACCAGCCGCGTTCGCTGCAAAAGGTGATCGGCCCGAGCGAGCTGGGCAACCCGTGTGACCACTGCCTCGCCGCCAAGCTCGCCGCGTGGCCCAAGGCGCCGTCGGCGGACTGGCTGCCGTACATCGGCACCGCCGTGCACGCCAAGCTCGAAGAGGTGTTCACGGCGCGCGCCGTCGCCGACGTCGCCGCCGGGCGGCCCGAGCGGTACTTACCCGAGGCGCCGGTCATGGTCGGGCACCTCGGCGAGACCGAGGTGTGGGGCACGTGCGACCTGTTCGACATCGCCGCCGGAATGACCATCGACTGGAAGGTGGTCGGCACCTCGACGCTGCGCACCGCCAAGGTGGAGCCGTCGGCGACCTACCGGGCGCAAGCGCACCTGTACGCGCACGGGTTCGCCGCCGAGGGGTACACCGTGCGGCACGTCGCGATCGCCTACCTACCTCGCGGGGCGGTCTCGCTCGACGCCGCCGTGTGGTGGACCGAGCCCTACGCCCCGGCGGTCGCCGTCGAGGCGCTGGCCCGCGCCGAGCGCATGTTTACCAACCTGGTCGCCCTCGCGTCGGTGTCGGTGGCCGCGCGTGACGAATGGATCACCAACCTGCCGCGTGCGGCGGGCTGTTACGACTGCGCGCGGTACGCCGACGCGCCCGCCCCGACGCCGCCCGCTCGCCGGGGTGCGTTCGCCGACCTACCCGGGGGGTGACCGCGACCCACTGACCGCCCCCACCCACCTCGACACCAACCCACCACCTGGAGGAACCATGACCACTCTTGACGACGTTTTCAGCACCAACGCGCCGGGGTATTTCAGCAAGAACTCACAGCCGGGCGACACCTTGTCGGGCACCGTCGTTGACGCCGTGGTGCGCCAGACACGCGACTTCCGCACCGGCGAGGCGGAGCGCTGGGACGACGGCAACCCGAAGCAACAGGTTGTCGTCAAGGTGCAGACCGACCTGCGCGACGACGCCGACGACGACGGCGTGCGCGCGCTGTATATCAAGACCTGGGGCACACAGCGCGAGGCCCTGACGACGGCGATCCGTGAGGCGGGCGCCAAGACCGCGAGCGAGGCCCTCGCGCCGGGCTCAACGATCACAGCGACGTTCACCGGCACCCGCCCGTCACAGGTACCCGGCGGGTCGGACGAAAAGCTGTACGTGTACCGGATCACCCGGGCCGCCTCGAACGCCGTGAACGCCGCCGTGAGCCCGCCGCCCGCCGCTGCCCCCCCGGCGTTCGCCCAGCCCGTCACGCCGCCGCCAGCGCCCGCACAGGCCGCCCCGGCGGCCCCGCCCGCGCCCGCCCCGGCGGCGCCGCCCGCGAAGAACCCGGCCGACCTCGCGCGCGACCTGTTCAATCTCGGCATGACCGATGACCAGGTGGCCGCCGCCACCTCGCTCGACGTCGGCGTGGTCGCCGCGCTGCGCAACGCTTCCGCCTGACCCAACCGGAAGGGGCGGGCACCATGACCCTCCACGACGAAGCCGCCCCGCCCGGCACGCTCAGCACGCCCGTATACGCCGCCGCATTCCAGGACTATCTGGACGCCGGGTATGCGGGCGTGCTGCCGTTGCCGCCGGGCGCCAAGATGAGCCCGCCGAGCGGGTACACCGGGCACGACGGGGCCGACCCGACCCGCGACCAGGTATGGGACTGGGCTGAAGCGCTGCCGCACGGCAACATTGCGATCCGGCTGCCGCCCGGGGTGCTCGGGCTCGACGTAGACGCCTACGACGGCAAGCCCGGCGCCCAGACCTATCAAGAGGCGTGCGCCGCGTGGGGCACGCCGCCGCCGACCTGGACGTGCACCTCGCGCGGGCGAGGCGCCAGCGGCATACGGCTGTACCGGGTGCCGCGCGGTATCGAGTTCGCCGGGCAAGTCGGCGTCGCGGTGGAGACGATCCAGCGGGGGCACCGGTACATCGTGGCGCCGCCGTCGGTGCACCCCGAGGGGCGGGTGTATCAGTGGCTCACCCCCTCGGGGCTGGTCGCGCCGCCCGGGTACGTGCCCGACGTGAGCCACTTCCCGCTACTGCCTGCCGCGTGGGTGAGCGGGCTGGCGATCGCCGAGCACACCCCCGGGCGTGACCTCGCCGACGGTGACGCGTCGGCATGGTTGCGCGCGCTGCCCGATGACGGCTCGTGCCCCGTGGTGGGGCGGGCGCTGGCGAAGCGGCTACGCATGCTCACCGCCGTCGGCGCCGGGCGGCACGCCGAGGCGATCAATGCGACCGCCTACCTCGCCCGGCTCGGCGCCGACGGGCACCCCGGCGTCGCCAAGGCGCTCGACGTCTACCAGGACGCGTTTCTCTCGGTGGTTACCGGTGACGGCACCCGCACCGCCGCCCAAGCCCTCGCCGAGTGGCACCGGCTGGTCACCGGCGCCGTCGCGCTGGCGCCAGCTCAGCCCGAGCTGAGCGACCCGTGCCGGATGATCGACCTACCCGAAGCGCCGGGCCGCCCGCTGAGCGACCCCGACGCCGCGCCCGAGCCCGGTGAGCCCGAGCGGCCTACGGCGTTCGAGCTGCGGGTGCGTGAACGCCTCGAACACCTGCGGGCCGACGCCGAGGCGCGCCGCCGGTACCGCGCCGAGGCCGCCGGGCCGGTCACGCTCGACGTCGCCACCCTCGCCGAGATACTCGACCGCCCCGAGCCGCCGCCGGACCGCATAGACGGGCTGCTACCGGCCGACGGCACGGTGCTGCTCAACGGGCCCCGCAAGGCGGGTAAAACCTCGCTCATGGTCAACCTCGCGCGCTGTCTGATCGACGGGGGCGACTTCCTCGGGCGGTACAGCGTTCAGCCGGTGCAAGGCACCGTCGCGCTGCTCAATTTCGAGATGAGCGACCGGCAGGTGGGCCGGTGGGCTCACGACGTCGGGGTGCCCGGTGACCGGCTGGTGATTGTGAGCCTACGGGGGCAGGTGAGCCCGTTCACGCGGCCCGAGGTGCGGGCCGACCTCGCCGCCCGGCTCGCTCGGGCGGGGGCAACTTTTCTCATGGTGGACACGTTCACCCGGGCGTTCACCGGGGTATCAGAAAACGACACCGGCGAGGTAGGGCGGTTCCTTTCTGACCTCGAACTCTTTGCCCGGTCGGAGGTCGGCGTACGCGAGATTTTTCTCACCGCACACACCGGCTGGAATGCCGAAAGAACACGCGGCAGCTCGGCACTGGAAGGCTGGCCGGATGCTATCTGGAATTTGCGGGTAGACGAGAACCCCGACAACCCGGGGCGGTATTTCTCGGCGCTCGGGCGCGACGTAGACGTACCGGAAGACCGCCTCGACGGCGGGCACCCGGGCCAACGGTTCATGACCCTCACCGGCGAGGGCTCGCGTGCCGACGCCCGTGAGGCTGAGGCCGCCGAAACCCGGTCGGCCGACGTCGAGCCCGTGGTGCTCGCCTACGTCATCGCGCACCCCGGGCAGACCGGCCGCGCGATCGCCGCCGGGGTGCGCCGACGTCGGGCCGACGTCGCCGAAGCGCTCGCCCGATTGACCCGGTATGGGCAGGTCGCCGCCGAGACGAAGACCGGCTCCTCGCATGGGTTCACTTATTCCGTAATAACCGATTCACCCGAAGATGCCCGAGTGGTAGATAACTAGAGAGATGTCGTGGTTCCCGTGGTTCCGGGGACGCGGTTCCCGGGCCCCCTTTTAGGGGGGGCCCGGAACCACCGATGGGAACCACGATCTTGGGAACCACGACCAGCACCGGCACAGAACAGGAGGAACACACCGATGACCCGTCAAAACCCACCAACCCGGGCAGCGAAGCCAAAGCCGCGCCGGGTGCCGACGTCGGGGCGACTGTCGGCGGTCGGGTGCCGGTGCGGGGTGTGGGTGCTCGCCGGTTGGGATGCGCCGGTGTGCGGTATCTGGCGAACGCTCGACCCGTGGCGGCTCGACCGGCCCGGCGAGCTGGCCGCCGTGCTCGCGGGGCGGGGCACGTATCGGGTGTGGGGCACCCCGGGGCGGTGGGAAGTGACCAGCCGGTGCGATGCGAGCTGGGGCACGTTCGGGGTGCCGCATGAGCCGCCCGAGGCGGTCACCGTCATTGCCGACCACGAATGCCACCGCCGCCCGCTGGGCAATGAGCCGCTGGCGATCTTTGCGCCGCGAGGCGTCGATAGGGCGAGCGGGCCGCCGCCATTTTGAATTCGAGAATCCCGAATCGTGAACCTGTTATTCGAAGGAGCGCACCTGTGAAGACTCGACCCAAAGACATCGGCACCCGAGCTGAAACCGCCGTGGTGCGGGCGGCTCAGGTCAGGGGGTTCGGCTTAGCCGACCGGTTACCGCTACGCGGCGGGGCCGACACCGGTGACGTTGGGCTGTGCCCGGGCGTGGTGGTTCAGGTCAAGGGCGGGCAGGCCGCCCGCACCGCCTCGGATCGGCTCATCGCCGGTTGGCTCGCCGAGACCACGATGCAAGCCCAGCGGGCGCACGCCGACGTCGGGGTGCTGGTGACCGTGCGGGCCGGTGTCGGGCCCGACAACGCCGACCGGTGGTGGGCGCACCTGTGGCTACCTGATTTGACCAGGTTGGCCGCATATACGGCGAACGCCGCCCCGCCCGAGGTGCCGGTGCGGCTCACGTTCGGCGATGTGCTCGCCGTGTTGCGGGCCGCCGGGTACGGCGACCCGCTACGCCCCGAGGGGCCCGGGAACCGCCCGGGAACCGCCCTAGAAGCGCCTGACAGCCCCGCCGGGCCCCTCGGGGCCGCCGAGCCCGCTACGGGCGCCCTACGGCCCGTTTTTCGCCCGCCGACGATTGGAGTAGCCCGATGACCCGTGACCTCGCCCTCGAAGCCCTGTACGGCGCCGCCCGCGAGCTGACCGGTGACCTGTTGCCTCGGGTCAAGGCGCTGATCCGCCAGCCCGAGGCGGCGCCCGACCGGTCACAGACCGGCCCGAGGGGCAAGGCCGCCGAGGCGCCCGCCCCCTGGAACGACGCCGCCGCCGGGCTGTACTTCGACATTCACGCCACCGCCCGGCGGCATGAGAGTGCCCTCACCGCCCGGCTGTGGCACCGGACCTTGGTGCGCCCGCTGGCCGATGTGCACACCGTGACCACGATCAACCGGCTACCGGTGCTGCTCGACCACGCCGCCGCCGCCGGGCTCACCGACGACGACACCGGGCCCGTGGCGGCCGACCTGCACCGCTGGCCGGTGCGCTGCCGGGCCCTACTGGACGAAGCCCGCCCCGGCGAGGAACGCCCCCGCACGGTGCCCGGTGACCCGCGCTGCCCGCACTGCTCCACGGTGCTCATGCTCGGGGCGGGCTGGCGGGCGCTGGAAGCCAACGCAACCGCGTACTGCCCGGTGTGCACCGACGAGAACGGGCGCCGCCTCGAATGGCCGGTGACCGAGCGCATTGGGCGGCTGCAACGGGATGAGCTGGTCGCGCTGTCGGTCGCCGCCCGCCGGTACGGGCTCAAGCCGTCGCGGGTGTGGCAGTGGAAGCACCGGGGCAAGATTCACCCGCACGGCGTAGACGAGAGCGGGCGGGCGCTGTACCGCGTCGCCGACCTCAACCGGCTCGCCGACGTCGCCGACCTCGCCGACGGCAGGTTGCCCGGCTGAGCTTGACGCCGACCTCGGGCGGGGGTGTGACATCGGCGAGAAAGTTTTTCCGCCGGATGTCACACCCCCTCTTGCGTTGGACGTATATGCGGCGGGCGTGTCAGCATGAGGCAGGCGAGGTGTGCCCGAATCTCCCCGGCGTCTGACCGGGGGTCGGGTCGAGCGAGGGCAGGCGAGTGACGCCGAGGGGGCGGGTATGGCACGCACCCGGTACACCGCCCGCGTGCACCGCATCGTCAAGGCGATGCGAGCCGAGCGAGCCCAGCCGTGCCGACGGTGCGGGCAAGATATCGACTACGACGCGCCGCCCGAAGACCCCAATTCTTTCAATGCCGGGCACATAAAGAATTGGCGCAATTACCCCGAGCTAAGGGAAGACCCCGCTAACTTTCAGCCGGAACATGCATTGTGCAATAAGCAAGCCGGAATGAATGACGGCGGTTTCGGTACCGGTCTCGGTATGAATTCTCGGCAATGGTAGCCCGCCCGATAGATACGTTAGATACGAAGTATTCCTTCTGTCGCCTATGTCCGGTATGACCGATCTAGTGTGACGCTCTGACCTGGTAAAACGCGCTGAGCGCGCTAACTCGAATTGTCGGGGGTGGTGGGGTCCGAGCGGAGGGTCAGGCCCTCACAGGGGCATACAGCGTCCGTAGCGGCGATGCCCGAACCGGCC